TGCCCGGATGAATGACAAGGGTAAGTATGTTAAGGATATCCAATATACACAGAGGGTTCAAGGTTCCCAATTTGATAAAATCATAAAAGGAATCGTAGAGTCAAAGCTCTATGGTTTTTCCTTGATTGAGATAATGCCACACATTGACCCCAAGACCGGAAAACTGGCAGAGGTCAATCTCATCGAAAGACGTAACGTTCTGCCAGACCAGCACACAGTAGTGAAGCGGCAGGGCATTTGGCTTCCGAATTGGAATGTCAGTTCCAAAGCCTATCGTTCCAACTATGTATTGGTAAACTCCGGCGGCATCGGCCTTTTCTCCGCCACAACCCCTTTGATTCTGGCTAAGAAATTTACGGTTGCGAACTACGTGAACTTTAGCCATACTTATGGACAACCTATCATTCATGGGAAGACTGTCAGTGAGAGCAACGCTGACCGCAAACGTCTTGCCAATGAAATCGCAAATGCCGCTCAAAACAAAGTGGTGATCACGGGCATAGAAGATGAGGTGGATATCAAGACTTTCACCATGTCCAATTCGGAGAAGATATACACCAGCTTAATCGAGTTCGTCAATCGTGAAGTTTCCAATTTGATTTTGGGCTCTGAGTCAATGGCGGGTGCAACCCAGTCTTATGTAGGTTCCACCAAAGCACATCAAGATATTTTCAGGGAACGTATTGAGGTCTATCGTCGATACATCGAAAACATTATGAATGAGGAGGTGATGCCTCGTCTGGTCGCAATGGGTTACATCCCGGAAGGATTAGAGTTCAAATACTCTAACCGCATTGAGATGAACAACGAAGACCGGATCAAACTCTACCAACTTATCACTGATAAATACGAGGTCTCAGCCGATGAGATCGAGAAAGAGTTCGGTATCAACGTGGGTAAACAGCTAAACGCTGTCCCGATGACAAGTGGTGGAGTCAGCTCCGGTATTGGATCAAAGTCAAACAATGACCGTCGAGTGATGAGTGACGAAGAATATTATAAACGCTACGGCCATTCCAGAAGCAGCCAAATTGCCAACTTCCTAAAACAGTAACAAATGGCAGAGAGAGTTGAAATAAAATCAGGCGACAAAGCGCATCAAGAATACCTGCTGATTCTGGATGCCTTTCGCCGTATGGTGTATAACTACGAAAACAGTGCCCAGCGGCTTGAAGTATTCGATGACATCATATCTCTTCGAGCTTCGTTCTTGATAGGCCGGGCACTTACCGGACTACGCATTGACTTTGACAGGGCATTGGAGATTCTGCAAAGCAAGAACATTCACCTCACCGAGCGGGAGGAACTGGAACGCGATACATTGGTTGCAGCCATCGACAACTTGGTCGATTTCGCAGCAGTCGAAGAGGTCGCTATGATGCAAGAACTACCTGACACGTTAAGCCTTGCTGAGATGGAAACATACGAGTTGGTGTGCCAGAAGTATAACGAAACTTATGCGGAAACTGAAAATGCTCAGGTACTACATTCGGCAACCATAGCAGCATGGTGGATGGGCATATCGATGGACAGCATAGTTACTTTCAACACCCAGAACGATGAGCGGGTTCGGGCATGGCACCAGTCGTTTGATGGCATATCATACCTCAAGAGTGAATTTCCGCCGGAACTGATACCACCGATTGAATGGGCGTGCCGCTGTTATCTGACCTCGGATGGTTACGGTTCTGTTTTTGGCTCTATCTTAAAACCCGATTTTAAAGGAAAGGTAAATCCGGTGTTCTCGGAAAGTCTTGCCACTGGTGGCCGGATATTCTCAAAGGCGCATGTGTACTTTGCCATCTCTGTCCCCGTTGAAGTTGAAGCAATAAAATTGCGTATCAAACGTAAATTCGGTATCGCATGAGCAAGTTAACCTTAGAACAGTTCTGTAATCTCTGGGCCAAGGATATAAGATCAAAGCAGTGGCACAGCATACTGGCTAAGAATGCTGAGGACTTTGCGACAGAGGCGGGTGAATATGCTTTAAGTTGTTTTAGAGAATCATTTACCCAAGGTGGCTTCTACGGCAGTGGGACAAAATGGGCTCCTCGTGAGTCGAAATGGGGAAAGAAATTCACTCATCCGGTTCTAATTGATCAGGAAGAACTGAAAAGTAAGATTAAAGGAGAAAAAGGGCAGTACGGTTCATACAGTGCTTTCGGGAAACGGGATTACCGTCGTCGTTATAGTTATGACATTTGGACGAGTGAAGAGAGCAAGGCCATTAAAGGTAAACGAGGCAAGAAACGGGGACGCAATCAAAGTTATGCAGCAGTACACAACACCGACCCCAAATTTGGACTATATACCGTGAACCAATACTCATCACGCCGTCCCGTACAGAGGCAGTTTATCGGTCATAGCCTCAAAGTCTTAGAACATATAAATTCAGTATTAACACCAATAATTTTTAAAGGATTCCCACATACATGATAAAAGATAAGCAACAAGCCATCACAGCAACACCTCCGGTTAGCACTGAGAATAGGAAAGTTACCACACCAGAGGAAGTGGTAAAGAACCCGTTTGCTGAAATGTATTATGCCGTCAAACGGGCACTGCTCACCATTCGCGAGAATCCTGAAGTTCCGACTTCACCACCGTTCTTCAAAACTATTGCTATTGATAACGGACAGTACCTGCGCATCATTCGTGACACAAACATGGAGATGGAGGTCGCTTTCCCGGCTATTTTTATCCATTTTGTCAACGTCCGCTATCTGGTGCAGCAGCAACGCATCGGCGAAGGTCGGGCCACCATGCGGGTACGATTCATTCTGAACAACCTGAACAATAGCGATCCGGACAAGGAGTGTGAACCCTTCGAGGTCTTCCAGCGCATCAATGTTGCCATTCAGAATGCAAAAGGTAAGGAACCGGCACTTAACGAACGCTGCAACCTGACCTACTTCGATATGCCGCAAACCACCAATATGCTACAAGCTTACTGGATAGACTATGAAGTATGGTTCCGGGAAATCTCCGCATGGAAGTACAAAGACTGGATAGAGCGTTATCTCGTCATGCCACCGTTCACAAATCATAGCGATGCACCCCTGCACGACACAGAGAATCACGGGAACCATCCTCGCCCTATTTACAAAGAAGCAACAGGGCTGGTTCCTTCAGTTGAGGAACCGGGAACTCCCGAAGAACCGGAACAACCTGATGAGTAAAAACAGAAAAGCGAAGTGAGATTTTCCCGCTTCGCTTTTTTCATTGTAAAAATATCAAATAAGTAGCGGAAATCAACCAGGCGAAAAAACGTCAATTGTAATATATACACCTCGACAATAAAGATTCCCTATCCAACATATACAGTTGATGAAATAAATTGGGCTGGCTATTAAGCTCTTGTGTATTCCATTGTTACTTACCTCATGCTTATTCATATATACATAGAAGCAAAGCATCCTATTCTCTGTATAAGTCAAAACCCATCATTAAGGAGCTGAGAACGGTGTCTTTGGAACTCCGTTTACTTACTTACGATAAGTAAGTAAATCCTAAAACGAGACTTGAAAAATTACCCCCATCTCACGTATACACCTCGCACCGGCAGGCACACCCTCCCTCATCTTTTTATTTTTATCACACCATTGTATTTCAATTAGTTAGACGGTTTACTTTGTACAAAAGTAAACCTCTTTTCTCTGTATATTCAAAATTTGAAAGTAAAAAATAATTTTCTTATTCAATTGTCGTTTCTTAACAATTCTAATACATTGATAATCAGATAGTTGAATAATCTTTCATTTTTTCATACACTCATAATCATACCCAAAACCAAAAAACAGAAAGAAAAATATTTTTTCAAAAATCAATCTTTTTCTTTTTAAGTTGATATTCAACTACTTACAGCCTCCCCCTCGCGTGCGTGTGTGTTCAAGTCTATTTTTGACGTATGCAAAGAGCCACACCGAAAAAAAAATATTCAAAAAGTTTGGAGATTGAAAAAACGGTGTTATACTTAATCATGTCGAACGGCAAACGAAACAAGCCGAACGGCAAACAAAAAACAATATCAAAAAACGAATTAAAAAATAGTTTTAGGAAAAAAAGAAAAACAGACCGCAAAAGCGAGAAACAAAAGAGTTTTTTTATTGGAAACATTTTTTTGCACTCTGGAAAAGCAAAAAACGTCCGTTCGCTTTGGAGCGATTAAAGAGGGTGTTAAACAACCACACCGCACGGAACTACAAACCAATGTAGCAAGTAGGAACGGCAAAGTACGTGTACTTTGACCGCATACACAAAACGCAATAATTTGGGAGCGTGAGTTGTATGGAAACAAGGTAGTGAAAAAATAGTGCCATAAGTCTGCCCAGTTGCAGCCGGAGTAAAGTTCACAATGCGGGAAAAACAATCCGCACGGAGCTTGAGAAAGAGTGTATGCCAATGTTATGCACTGAAATCACCAGCCGCCCACCGCCTTGCTGTTAGCTGCCGCACTGGAAAAGGTGCGGGACGTGCCAAAGAAACACCTTTGCGAAATTGGAGTACCAAAGGGTTTGCCACGATGCAGAATAGTATCTATTTGCTGTCTGAACACTGCAAATATAACGCTTTATTCTTGTGGAGCAAACTATGTGGCACGTTTTTGAGTGAGGCATATTGAAAAAATTGCACGCATTTCAGGTGAATGAATTGCGTGCATTTTTTATGGGCTGACGGTAAGGTTGCCGTGTTTTGCTATACTCTGGCAAAATGTGGGGTTCGAGTCCCTGCCTGCCCTCAATATGCACTATTGCATAGGTTCAAACAATTCATTAACAATCTAAAAATTAAAAGATTATGGCAACTTGTAAGTTAAATGCAGAACAATTGGCAAATTTGGCAACAAACTTTGCAGGTGTGGTATTGGTGTACAAATCAACCAACAAAGATGGAGTAGAAACACGTACCGCACAACATTTTTTCGGGGCTGAATATGAACCTGCCGACAAATCGCAGGACGAAGTATTCCGTGTATGGAAAAATGTAGTGGCTACTTTCTGGGCTGTAAAACAGAAAGAAACAGACCTACGTGCCGACAATGACGGTATCCGGTCAAAACTTCG